GACACTCTTGTTCGCAACATGCTCAAGAAGCATAGAGGTAATGTCAAGAAGGCTGCTGACCAGATTATGAAAGACAACCCCGGCATGTTTGATGTCAACAGAATGATGATGGATGATGTGCAGATTGATGAAGCCGAAGTCTACAAGCGACCTGCGAAAGTCTCTGCTCTGGGCGGACAAAAGTTTCATGCTATTGTGCAAGACGGCAAAATTGTGGCTGCTGGCATGACAGAGAAAGAAGCAAGAAAGATGAAGAAGTTTGGTCAACAAGTGAGAGAACTTCCCGGTGCAAAAGTTGGTCAATTGGTCAAAGAAAGTGTTGAGCAGGTCGATGAGATGTCTGCGAGGGCGCACTATAACAAAATGGTAGCCCAAGGGAAAGTCGGTCGAGGAGGTCGGTTGGTGACTCCGATTGACAGAGATCGTTTCCCAAATCGTGAGAAGGAAGGTCTTGAGGGACCGTTCCGCAGCCGAAAGTCTGGTCAGGTCTACTACTACGACAGAAAAGCAGGCAAGTATTACGATCCGTTGTCAGACATGTTCCTCCAAGTCAAGGATGTCATGGAAACCAATGTCATCGATAACATTGATGATTATCTCGCCGAGGGGAACGACTAATGCATTTCAATCCACCACAAAACGATAAAACCAGTCCATTCTTTCATCCACTGAACAAAGTGAATGAAGAAGTTAAAACTATTGATAAGAAAAAAGCAAAAGATATTTACGATAAGTTGAAAAAAGGCAGCGAAATCGAGGTTGACTTTGGCAATTCGTTTACCAGAGGTGGCACGCCGATTACACTAAAAGTGACCAGTGGGCATCGTGTTGTGGGTGCGTCTAGAGTCGGTCGTATCATCCTTGTGAATACAGAGAATCCCCGTGGCGTGAAGTATAAACTTTTTGATCGCAATGGCTCCGTGTCTCTCGCTCAGGGTGACATGGGAACCATCCTGCGTGATATGAAAATTGTCAAAGAGGGTGTAGAGGAACTTGATGAGAGCCGTGACGATTTTGACTATCTTGACATTGAGGCTGCAATGCAGGACGCTAAGTTGGAAGCACCAAAAGTTGTAAAAACAAGACGAGGCTATCAAGTGATGGTTTTCAGCCGCAAGTTGAAAAAACACATTCCACAGGGTCCACCCCACAGAAGCAAAGCCGCAGCCGAAAAGGATGCGAAGATGTTTGAGGATGTGCAACTTGACGAAGCAAAGGCTGAGTTTCAGTTTTCAGACAAAGCGACTGCACAAAAATTCATGCGAGAAGTTTCACAGGCAAGACAAGGATCATCGACCGGAACGAGTGATGGTAAAGTCACCACTGATTTTACTGATCTAGGTAATCTTGAACTTAAGAGCGTGGCAAAGATTATGAAAAAGTATGGTGGTAAACTGATCAAAACCAGTGAGAGACAAATGGCAAAGGTCTTTGAAGAGTATACAGAACTTGAAGAAGAGCGTGGATCTAAAATCCAAGTGATGGTCAAGGGTGATAGAAATGCCTACGAAAGATTGACAAGAGCCATCACGATGGGCAAAGTCCCCGGCTACGAGGGTGCTATGTTCAAAGGAAAAATGACCACGCTTACCTTTGACGCTAAGAAGCATACTGGGGCAGTGAGAAGAAAACTTGCAAAAATGATCAAGGACTCTGGTGGTGAGTTTGATCGGTCCATTGAAGAGCAAGTTGAGATTCTTGACGAAACCGTGAAAATCATGTTCAAGGGTTTCGGTAGGGAAGCCACTGAATTTCAAACGAAACTCAAAAAGTTTGGCTTTGATAAAGAATATAGAAAAATGATGCAGGACTTCCAGAAGAATGCTAAATCCGGTGATGGTTTTTACGTCACTACGTCAGATAGAGGAATTGGTTTCGAAATTCACCCTGTGTCAGATATGATGATGGGAAATAAAATCAAAAAACTCGGTGACAAACAAGATTTAGGAATGAGGGGAGAAGCACAACTCATCGCAATCAAGGAGGGTTTCCGACTTGATGAAAAAGAATTCAAAGCACACAAAATGTATCATCCCACGACTGGTGAAGAGGTTGACGCAAAAACTAGAGAGGATCATTTGAAATTCAAGGCTATGGGATATCTTCATGATAAGCCAGACATGGAAGAGGGTTTCGCCAGTGATGCTCAACGTCGTGCCGCTTTCGCTAGCGGATACAAGGCTAAAGGTAAAAAGAAGTGAAACTCGATCTTCGTGAGGAGACAAGGCGAGATAACACCAAAGGCATCAAAGATGTCGATAAGGCAAGCACCGTTGAATTGCAACGCACTGTAGACACAGGATCTCCGAGCAAAGGCAAAGCACAAGCGGTCATCAAGAGAAGAAAAGACGCAGCGGCGAAAGCAAGTAAGGCAAAAGAAAAAGACAAGGCAAAAGAAGACAAAGCGAAGAAAAAAGAAGACGAAAATGAAAAAATGCAAAAGGACTTCCTAAAAAATTACAAAACGGAGTCTGACAAAATTAAAGCAAAATTGAAAAGCGTCAAACTTAAGGCTGACAATCCCGGTCTTGGAAGAAAGTTACTTTTGGGTATCAACAAAGTGATGAGAGACAAACTTTTCCCACAGTTAAAAAAACTCGTTGGTTTCGGACCAGAACTTGAGGAGCCTCCTCCTCCAATGATCGGAAAAATATTGTTTGATTCTGTTGAGGCAAAACTTAAACGTGCTAATACTTTAGAGGAACTTGGCAATGCTCAGGCTGCGATGGATGAATTGATTGCAAGGATGGGTGATCCAGAAGAGTTTGCAAAAATCAAAGCGGTTTTTGACGCACAGGGTATCACGCCTGAAAAGTTTAAGAGTATGTCCGAAGAGGAAAGAGCAAAACTTTTGGAAAAAATCGCCAAGGCAAAAGGATCTGATGCATCTGACACCGAAGACTCGGATACATCTGCCGAAAACGAAAAAAAGCAAGGGGCTAAGGACAAAAAAGAAACCAATGAGAGATATGTTGGTATTCACTCTGCCTTGAAAGCAGTCCAAGAGGGTAAGGGTAAAAAAGAGTATCCCTCAATTAGAACAATCCTAAATAAAATGAACGGAGAGTAAAATGACAGACGTTTATGCAGGAAGAACTAGAAACGGTCGCATGAGATTTGCAACACCAACTGCCGTGAGAGATTTTGTCCACGGTGTCCACTCAGTTACCGCCCTTGGCACTACTCTTGGGAACGCTGAACTTTTCTCCGGTGTGAGAATCAAAGCAGACGCAGCAAACGCTGAAACAGTCTTCATTGGATCTGGATCTGGTGTTACCACGGACAATCGTGCTAATCTTGATAACGTGGGTTTCAAATTGAACGCAAATGAAGAAGTTTTTATTGACATTGATCAATTGATCAAAGTTAATGTTATGTCCGCCGGTGGTGGAGAAACTTTGTCTTTCATTGGCTCATAATTTACTTGACACCAAAACAAAGCCCCTTACAATTTCAATGTCATGATTGAAGGCTTTAAATTTACTCACGTTAAACCACCACAAAATATTCAAGAACTCAAAACAACTGAGTCTGAGGAGGGTCGCTTTTATCTCGCTCCCGGTGAGAAGAGATATCCGTCCGTGACCACTGTTTGTGGATTTGAGAAGGCACGTTTCTTTGCAAAATGGAGAGCAGAGAATCCTGTTGAGGCAAAGCGAACAACTGATCGTGGTAATGTGATTCACGAAGCCTGTGAAAATTATTTGAACAATGAACCTGTTGGGGAACTCGCTTCGAATGAAGCAATGTTGTTTAATAATTTAAAACGAAGCCTGCATCGTATCAATAACATCCGCGCACAAGAGGTTCCTCTGTGGAGCCACACACTGCGTCTAGCAGGGCGTGTGGACTGCGTTGCGGAGTTTGATGGGAAGTTGTCCATTATTGACTTCAAAGGCTCTACGAGGCGTAAAAGCCCCTCTAATATCACCAATTATTTCTGCCAAGCGACAGCCTATGCAATCATGTGGCATGAGATGATGAAAGAGGAAATTGAACAGATTGTGATTCTTATTACATCTGAGGACGGGGCGAATCAAGTTTTTGTAAAAAAACCACTCGACTATGTTGCAGAGTTAAAAAGAGCGATTGATATTTACGAAAACTCAAAGTCTTCCAAGATCAGCAAGTCTTGAGAGTGACGAAGCACTCGATGGTCTGAATGCAATTTCGAGTCTTGGTTTTTTAACACTGCGGTCAATACTAAACATATTCAAACCCATTCTTGCACCACCCATACTCGCACCAGTAATCCCGTATTGTGTTGCGATGGGTCGAATCGCAAATCTCAAAATACCGCTTGTGTTTGTAATCGCATCTTGAGCCAATTCCTTAATATCAATATTGAGTTCTTGATTGTGGCTAAGGGGTTGGTCGATTGTGAATCCAACAGTCAGTGATGTGTCTACGTCTGCTCCAGATGTTCCGTAAAAACTGTCCCAAGCGTAAGTAGCCCCCCACGATACACCGTTGAGGTATCTACCAAAATCAGCGTCATACGTCGCAGCAATTTTAATAATTTCACAATCCATCCTTGGTACGGAAAGCGGTCCTTGCACAAAACTAGTTGTGTCACCAGTGTAGGCAGGTGCGGATGATCTATCCACCATGTGATTCTTGATCGACAAAACCAAGTTTGCATGACCAAGTGTATCCCCCGAGGTCATACCAGTCGCACCATTATTTTTTGTAAGATCAAACCTAAAGAATTGTTGAGAAAATGCATTTGCACCACTGGCTCCCTCAGCGAGATTAGCAATTGTTCTTGCGGACACGGTGAACCCTGCTGCACTCAAACCAGTCGTGGTCGTTGAAATCAACGGATCTTTATCTTTTCCATCTGGACTTAAACTGTAAATTGACTTCAACATTCTCAAAAATGATCGCCCACCTCTCACATAATTTGATCCAGACGCACCACCGGGACCAATGAAATCATTGATGTGAAGAGTGTAAACTGATAAATTATTTTTTATGTAATCATTTACACTTCCACCCAAAACACCGGGATCAAACTGTGGCTCGGTGATAATCGTGGGATCAGTGTTTGTAATGCCATCTGCCGGAAATCTAATTCTTCCTTCTGAGCCAACTGTTGTGCTTGGTGTTTGTTGCACCGACAAAGGATTGGATAAATTTTTGTTTGTTGTGTCTCTTCTCGGAATCGAGCCACCTTCTGCTGGCAAAGCACCACCACCATTATTAATAGGGTCACGCACTGGTGGTCTGATTGGACCGCCGTTACCCAAGTTAGGTTCAGTGGCAGTGATGACGGGAGTTGTGCCAACAGGGTTTTCAACCTCCGGCTCAGTAATGATAATAGTTGGATCACCAGAACTCACATCATTATTAACATCGGGACCACCAATGATAGGTCCGCCGATTGTTGGGTTTCCCGAGTTATCACCACCAGAGCCACCAGAGCCACTGTCGGGGTGACCGGGATCACCAGTTAGTCCACCACCGGGATCAATAAGTATGTCCTCAACAAACGCAGACGGGACTCTTCTAAGTCTTCCTTCTCCGAACGCTTGAAGTCCAGATTTAAGCCGACCTCTTCCCATGAGTTATGATCCGATGTAAGTGATAGTCGCTCCTGCTGCACTACCCGTTCCGAAAGTAATATTGTCAACATTGTTGATTTCAACAAACAATTCTTCACTTACGGACAAAAGATATGAATTTGCATCGGTCGGAGTTACGCCGCCGACACCAACACGAATATCACCTTGACCACCACTAAAGGTATTTTTAACTTTGATTCCAGACTCACAAGTAAATCCCGGTAGCGAGACAGTGGCATCGGTCGTGAGGTTGAACGTGCCAGAGGTGAATGACGTAGGAGTTGCAACGGAGGAGATTGACACGGTTCCCTCGATGTTCATCGTCGTTCCGGTGGCGTTATCAATTCCTAAAGTAATGCCAGATTTAAAAGATGTGATATCGGCAGAAATACCACTAACAATCGCATCCAGAGTCGCACCAGTGGCTAGGCTCACTTCTCCAACGGTAATATCTGCAAAAACAGTGATGCCCTCACCATTCGTCCCACCGCCAACTGGCAAAGTTTTGAATGTTGGATTAATACTATACAATTGGACAGGGAGTGGGTTTGTTGAAGTAATTTGATTCAACGTACCATCGCCACCAATTCCGAGTTTTACGAATTGTGCATGACCACCTTCTGTGGTAAGATAGTCCGTGGCGACATTAGCACCGCCAGATCCTAAGTTGAGGGTAATGTTATCTGCGTTTGTTATCCCGGCTGCCATTTAGGTTCTCCTAATACATACTATGTAGTGAGGTCATTATGTTTGAAGATTTAGAAAAGACTTTTTCCAAACGAGTTGAGGATCGAGTCTTGAACACTGGTGAAGGTTATATGGAATCAATAAATAACCTTTGTGAAGAGATTGGCGTTGAACCAGAACTCGTCGCTAAGTATTTATCTAAGCCTATAATCGAAAAAATCCGTGTTGAGGCAGAGGAGATTAATCTTATGCCAAAAACACCGAAACTTTTTTCCAATGGGGGTTGACAACGTGTCACTCTCGACTACAATTCCTACATCTGTTTAAAACTGTCTACAACAACTAAAAAAGGAGAAAACAGTATATGTCATTTGAACAACTAAAACAACGAAGTCAAGACAAGGACGCTCTCATCCAAAAACTTACGTCGATGGATGACGGCGAAAAGAAGTCATACAAAGATGATCGCTTTTGGCGACCAACTGTTGATGACGCAGGAACCGCAAGTGCCGTTATTCGCTTCTTGCCCGAAGCCGAAGGTGAAGAAGATGCTTGGGTTCTCTACTACAATCATGCATTCCAAGGACCGGGTGGTTGGTTCATCGAGAACTCCCGAACCACCTTTGGTGAAAAAGATCCAGTGTCAGAGCATAACTCAAAACTCTGGAACAGTGGTTTGCAATCCAACAAAGATCTCGTTTCTCAAAAGTATAAAAGAAAGAAGAACTTTGTTTCAAACATCCTTGTGATTAATGACTCAGGCAATCCAGAAAACAACGGTAAGGTTTTCCTTTATCGTTATGGTGTGAAGATTCACAACAAGATCATGGATGCCATGAAGCCAGAGTTTGCGGATGAAGAGCCAATCATCCCACACGATTTCTGGCAAGGTGCAAACTTCCGATTGCGTCAACGCAAAGTCGCTGGTTATCCTAACTACGACAAGTCGGAGTTTGATACTCCCTCGGCTCTCTTCGATGGTGACGAAGGTAAGTTGAAGGAGATCTGGGAGCAACAGCACTCCCTTCGTGAGTTTGTCGATCCGGCAAACTATAAGTCTTATGATGAATTGAAGACTCGTCTTGAGTCTGTTCTCGGTGGCTCGCAGCCGACTAATACGGCAGAATATACTGCCATTTCTGATGAGGTCGCACCAGCGGCGACCAGTGAAGCGGCTCCACAACGGGAGAACGTGGAGCCTGATGGAGAGGAGTCCGCTTTGGATTACTTCTCACGGCTCGCCAATGAAGACTAAACCCTTTACACGAAAAGGTCAAAAACCCTCGCTTCGGCGGGGGTTTTTTGTTATCTACCACCAAGCATAAATGGTGACGCTGAGTCGAGTGGTGAGAGAACATCACGATCAAACGATCTTGCACCAATGTTACTATCGGGGACAATTTGTGTTGGTGATGTGGTGGCATTGCTAATATTATTCACCGTGACATTTCCTGCTCCACCTGCTCCGACTCCTGTTGCAAGTCCAACGGCGGTGGCTCCAACTGTGGGAGATGTGAATGGAGATCCATCAGTGCCAAAGACCTGATTACCCAATTCCGAAACCGCAGTAATAACTTCACTTATGGCTTGACTAAAGTTCGCGGTGTCGTAGTCCATGTCAAGAAGACCCTTAAGTGATCTCTTCATCCTGTCAAGAACACTTGGTACACCACGAAGACTTTCAAATCTACTTCCCAAAGATGTAATTTTTTCAATCAAAGTTATAACATTTGTATCTCTACCTGATAACCAGTCACCGGCAGCGGAGAAAACACCACCGACTGATGATACTGCATTCGCACCCACGATTGCTGCAAGACCAGCAGCAAGAGCAATCAGTCCAGTACCAATTTCCGCTAACTGACCACCAGTGATCGACAGTCCATCAATCGTTGTGAGAAGTTCCATAGTTTTATCAAAACCAGTTTCCAAGGCTCCGGTCACACCATCTATCACACCGAGAACAGTTTCTTTTAGGGTTGTTGCAAGCGACGTAACAGTTTCTCCAATTGTTCCAACGATTCCCTCAATATTGTCACCAAAACTTTGAAGGGTTTCACCAACTGTGCTAACAATTGTTGTAACGATTCCCTCAATATTGTCACCAAAACTTTGAAGGGTTTCACCAACTGCGCCAACAATTGTCTGAACGGTTCCACCGATAGTGCCTACGATTCCAGATTGACCGTCTTCACCAACGAGAACAAATCCAATTGTTTCAATGCCTGTTCTCAGAGTCTCAAACAACTCCACTATGCCCGTCACGAAAGGTGTCAAAGCCACATCAAGAGCGTTGGCTAGACTTGCCAGTTGTGGCTCTAGTTTTTCCATGGCAGATGCAACCATGTCGAGTCCCAGACCAAATGGCATGAGAGCAAGACCTAAAGCACCAATGGCGGCAGCACCTAAAAATACGAATGTAGAAATGGCAGGGTCACCCAAAATTCTGGCGATTCCTGCAATCGCTGTCAATGCACCAACACCAATCAAAACTTTATCAAAACGAACGCCGCCAAACTTTTTAAGGGCTAATGCAAAGGGGATCAAAGATCCACCGAGCAGACCAAGATTTAAAATGCCTTTGAAAACTTTGACGTTTCCAAAAGATGCAATCGCATTAGCAAATCCCTCGCCAAGAATAGTGCCGAGTCCTTTCGCAATCGCTTTTGGTATATTTGGGACTTTTGGTCCCTTGAACTTGATCGTCGAGGCATCCTTTAGTTTTGCAGGAGCCTTGGCAAGCGTATCATTGAGTTTTTTCAGAGATGAGCCAAGATTACCAAACCCTGAAATCAAACCACCAAAGGGATTTTTAAGCGAACCACCCTCATCGGCAGTCTCACTTTTGAGAGCCTCTCTTAATTTTTCTTTTTCCTCTGGTGTCAACGCCATGTAAATATGTATCCGTCATGTGCATCAGCCTCTTGCTGCTGCTTCTTTTTGCTTTTTCTTTTGTTCCTCAATATACATGGCGACGTAAACCTGCCTCTCCCAAGGAAGCATGTTGTTGATTGTCTCAAGACTCATGTGTGCATGAATCATAAGATAATAGTTTGTGTGGATATGAGCCTCTAAAGAGTCATGCCCCACGCTTAGGTAAAAAAATTCTCAAGACCCTCCACGTTGATTTCTTGTTGTTTTTGACAAGATGGGCAGGTCACGGTGTCTTTTATACAACATCTTGGAAATTCTTCAACCTTTCCCATGATTTTTTGAACTTGCGTGAGAGAAAGTGTTTCAACAAAGTCGGTGATCTCTTTTTGCGACATGTCATCAATCTTCCACATTTGCTCTTTGTTGTAAATATACTCAATAACATGATTCAACATGCTCAGAGGATCTGTGTCTGCGACCTTTGCAAGATGAGCCATGCCTTTGACACCCACCGGCTTTACCTTAACCCCAACACTTTCGTTGAGCATCACGGTGTCATCTTCTGGCACAGGTCTTGACAATTGAATTTTTGTAATATCAATTTCAGTGGTTCCCTCGTAGTCACACTCTTTGCATGAGAATGGAAACTCTACTGACTCGCCGACAGATCTCGCACGCATCATGACAAAAAGATGCTCAAGATCATTATATGAAATTTTATCGACATCAAACTTATCATCAATGACGCAATTGCTTACAACCTGTTTCATGACTCTCATCACTTCATCGGTTCTTTGATTTTCTTTGATGGTAAGCATCAATTTTTCTTCTTTGACCAAGAATGGTCTAAAGATTACAGTTTTGCCCGAGGGAACCACCGTCTGGTGTTCGGGGGTCACGATCAATGGTACAGACATAATCTACTCCTTAGTTCTGTTCGCTTCTTAAAAATTTATCAGTCACTTTCGCCTCGATATAATCAAAGGCAACATCAAACTCTACGAAGTTTGGTGCTGCGGCAGTAAATTCATTACCTTGAATAACTCTGGGATACACGCTAGAAAACTCAAACTCTGCCGCCGTTCTCGCATCTCTGGTTTCACTTATAATTTTCAATGAGCAGCCATACTCTTCACGGAATCCATGAACCCCTGCATCATCAATCACAAGTTTTTGCCAAGCCGTAAAGAATCTTCTCAGTAAATTATTTTTATCATTCAAAAAAGTGATCGACAGATTCTTTTCAAATTTAAGTTCTGTCGGATGTTCATAATCAACACCAAAGGGTTTTGCGGCGATAGTGCCAATCTCCCTTCCGGGTAGGGCTACTTTCGATGCCCTCAAATTGATTTCTTCGGCTGTGGTTCTGGAGGCATCAAGAGCATTTTGAACTTGATTGGTAAAACCAAACTCCACCTGATACAAAGAGGTGTTCATCGTCCCAAATCTACCCAGACTTGATTTGATTCTATTGATGTTATATTTGTCTCTTTGTCTTGCCATAAAAGTATTTATGCCGGTGAAAGCAAATTCCTGATAATTTCAGCCTTCGAATAGTAATGAACCTGCGGAGCAGTTTTTTTCATAAAACCCTTTAGCAGAGTATTTGATGGCTTTTCGTTGTAAAGTAGGTTCCAACTTTGGGGTGCTACACGAAAAGCGATTGGTCCCATTCTTTTTACTTGATACTGCTTGATCGCCGGTTTGATTGTTGAGTAAAAAATCTTTTGTTTTTTGAGGGTTTCATATAACAATGTTGATCTACCCTCAATCGTTTGGGACGTTGTTCTTGACAAATATAAATTTAAAATAACCTCTCGCAATCTCGCTGGTAGGTAAAAAAGATTGAGTCCAGTTAAAGTTTTTGGTGTCCTATCAAGAGTGATAACAAAGGGCATTACGGTGTAGTATGGGAGTGTCGCTCTACCTTTGGGAACCAAATACCTAAAAATATATGCAGTGCCACGACCTCGCACGCCAAATGGTATACTTTGAGGACGTAAGGCTTCGATGTTATTCTCTTCGTAAAACGAATCGTCAACTCCCTTGACGGCGTTTTGATATCTTCCAAGAAGGGATTTAAATTGATCTTTATCTTCTGCCATAGATTTCTTTCTCCGTCAGAATTTGAAACTTCCATCCTCTCTTTTCACATACCGCTGCGGCAGCCTCCCATTTTGCCTGATTTGTCAAATATGTTTTGGCTGCGTTTTCAAAAGTCTTCGTCATTCGCTTTGGCTTTTTCGGAGCCTGCGTCTGTTTGTATGGTTTGACCTCGATCATAACAGTTTCAATTTTTCCATCTTTGTTTTTAAGTTCAACAATGAAATCGGGATAGTATCTGTGTCTTTTTCTGTCAACGGGGGAGTGGTACGGAATAGCCATTTCCTCTGATGCCCACCTAATCACGTTTGGGTTGGCATCAAACATCACCATGCATTTTCTCTCCCAAAGAGATCGATAATTAATTTTTGTAGGATCACCGATATATTTTGAGGGATTCTTTGGTTTATACTTTCCACTGTACGCCATACATAGTTTATGTAGGAGAAGACCATGAGTACCAATCCCGGCGATATACCACCAAATGAGGACTTTGATACCACAGCACTTTTTAGTGATCGGTTATCCTCAAAAAATAACGTGCAGAGATTTAGAGACAAAAACTTTGAAGGCTCGATGAAGTCTTATGTTTATCCAGAGGATCTGAGAAGCACGGAGTTTGCTCGTCGTGGTGGACAAGTTTTGCACTTTTCGATTTTTACAAGAAAAAGTCAATCTTTTGATTTGTCTCAGACAGTCGGTGATTTTGGGAGAATCGCGTCGCAAGGTGCAAAAGTCGCCGCATCGGTGGCGGCAAACGCAATAGCAACTAGTGAATACAATCCTTTTTCAGAATACACAGCCGACGATCCACTTTTTGACGAGGTTTCAATCGGGCAAAATCGACAAGCGGCTGCTGATGCAGCGGGAAGACAGGCTGGACAAAATCAAGTTGATTTGGTAAATTTGAAAAATTTTGTTCTTGGTGATAATCCAGATGCCGATGACGCGAGACTTGCATCTTTTATTCAAAGTCAAGAACAGGCAAGGTTTGGATTTGCGTCAGAAAAACTTGAGGATGAGGTCATGTTGTATGTGCCAAAAGGTCTTGAGTTTGACAATACCGTTGAATACGATGAGGCATCTCTCGCTGGTTTGAGTGCCTTGACTCAGTTCATCGCGTCTGGATTTTCTGATACGGCGGCGATCAGCACAAACCTCGCACTTAAGGCACTAAAGTTGGGTAGTGTCGCAGGTAAAGCAATCGGACTTGATGTCGAGGGTGGGTTGAGAGCCAGAGCAGGCTTCTCTGAAAATCCAAAAAATGAGATGATTTTCAAGGGACCGAAACGTGGCAGTTTCTCCTTTGAGTTTGAATTCGCACCTCGCACCAAAAAAGAAGCAGACACGGCACTGGAAATCATTGAGGTTTTCAGATACTACATGTCCCCCGAGGTTTCACTTTCAACTTCTATTCTTTTTGCACCACAAGAATTTGAAATCACCGTGGTGAATCTCAACTCTAAGTTTACTGAAAATGGTGAGACATTTGGTTCAGAAGTAAACACCACAATGCCAAAAATCGGCAGGTGTTACTTGTCAAATGTTAAAGTAAATTATACTCCTGATGATAGGTCTGCATTCTTTCAAAATGGACAGGCGACAAGAATTCTCTTGAGTCTTAAATTTGATCAGATCAACTTCATCACGAAACAAGGTATTTTGGATGGATTTTAATGTCATACTTTAAGAATTTTCCTAACATTTCGATTCCAATTGAGGGCAACGAAGTATCTGTCAAAGATATTCTTCGTCGTGTAAAAATTAGTGATGAGGTTTTCGAAAACGATAGTGTATATGATTACTATCGTTTGTCTGATGGTGAGACACTTCGTGATGTCGCACGAAAAACTTATGGCGATGAAAAACTAGATTGGGTTTTGATTCTTTACAATTCAATCATTGATCCATTCTTTTCAACCCCACTCAATACCAATGAATTTGAAGAGTTTGTCGAGTCAAAGTATGCCGGACAAGCATTGTTTTGTAGCACCGTTGGATCGTCTTTGCCATTCTTCTTGAACAGAGGTTCGTTTGATGTCGGGGATTTTGTTGCAGAGAAAAAACTTGGTGAGAATAACGAAAGAATTTTTACGGACACAACAAAAAGTGCAACAGTAAAAGATGTAGATCCCGCGTTGTCAAAAATTCAACTATTCAAACAAAAAGGAACTTTTGCCGCTGGGGATAAACTTGTCAACAGAACGCAATTTCCACAAGATCCAAGTGCCACCGTCACGAATGTTCTTGAAGAAAATGCAGAGGCGGGTGTCACAGAAACAATCAACTCACAAACTGGTGAAACAACAATTACCATCAACTCTGATTGGACACCAGAGAACGCGGTGGGTGGTAGCCTCGTCGGCTGGTATAGACCAGAGGGATATAGCACATCAGAGTTTTATTCTGGTGGTGAAACAATTACATACATTGAAACTATCTCAAACTCTGCATCTGCGTTTAGTGGCGCAAGCACCACCACATATACTAGTTTCACACAAGAACGCAAACCTCCACTTGGCACGAATGGTTACAACGGTTATTCATACGTTGATTTGAGTGGTGCGCCCAGTAGTTCGCTTACTGGTGGATACCAACTCGGTCACACGGGGGACTTTGATTTTAAATCAACTGATAGTTTTTTCGTGACGGTTCTTTATAAAACACCAACACTCCCAAAGGCGGTTAATCTTTTTGATTATCCTGCCATGGATGTTTACCAAGATTTTCAAGGTGGATTTGGCGGAGTCCGATATACCAGAGGTGTTCTTGGTGATTCACCAGACTATAGAGAGAGATGGATTCAATTTAATATTAATAATAGATTCAACTTTAACGGGGAATTTCTGGGATCAGTTCTACAAACCTCGTTCTATTCTCTTAGATCGGGTCTTCAAGCCCACCAACCCTTAAGTCCTAATGAAAATATGTTTGGTCTTGGGCAGCCTAATATTTTAACGTGGGGTAGAGGTAGCGGCTCAACTTTGACAGACGGTAGTGGCATGCGACCATTCTTTAGGATCAATGGAAAAGAGGCACACCCACTTACAGGATACAATATGTTTGGTTCCGAATCTGACTTCATATCATCAGTAAACCTTGAAAAAGTTCAGTCTGGAGATCACTCAACAATTTTCTCACTTACTGATGTCACCGATCCAAATCGCAATGTTTTTGGTGCTGCGAATGGTGACTGGTATGAGATGATTATCTACAAAGGATTTACTGCCGGTGTTACCTTTGCAAATAGAGATCCTGCCTTCACCGCAATGATGGAGAGAACAGAGGGATACCTTGCTCACAAGTATGGTCTAGAGGAAGCAGTATTACCGGGAACACACCCTTACAGTGTAGAAAAGCCAACCATTACCTCAGATGTTTTGATTCAAAATGAAGTGCCAACTGACAATGGCACTGACGTAGCAATTAATGTCGGAGCAGATGGAGATGAAAGACTTCTTTCCATTACAAAAGTTGTCAATGGTCAAGACGCACCAAAACAGTTTGCCTTAAATCCGGGTGGCTCGACAATTTATCCGCTTAATCCGTTCGCGTCCGCACCCGATGACAATAATTATCAAACCCCAATTGGTATGACATCGGCATCCTTTGATTCTGGACTGACTTCCGTGACGTATGGTTCAACTATTCTTTATGATTACATCATCAACAATAACGGACAATATGTTTTAACAAATAAACTTTACGAGCAAAATTTGAACGAGGCGAAAAGGAGGATCAGACTCCCTCGACCTGCGGCAATGCCTGTGATTATTAAGGCGTTTGAAAGAGCGATCAAATCATGATCAAACGAGATCAAATCTCAAAACTAAATGATCTTGATATTGATCGTATCATTATCACAAATGATTTTGGTCTTGAGGCTGACATCACTGAATTTATTACCAGCCTTGGTTTCTACGAGTCAATCTTCACACCATTTATTGTTGGCGATATGACTTTACAAGACATGCAAGATATCATGACGAATCTTAGTATTGTTGGTCGTGAAAAAATCACAGTGTCTTTTAGCACTCCGGGTATTGATCCAGAAATTAGAACCGTCAACTTTAGAGTCATTGGTCAAAAAAGTAAAATTCAACCAAACAAGTCTAGAGGTTATATTCTCAATCTAAGACTTGTCTCTGAAAACTATTTTAAAAATCAAACCACACGCGATAGCGTATCAATCAAGGGTAAGCCGGAGGTCATTGTTCAAAAAATTAAGGAAGAGTATCTAAGTCCTGATATTTCTTTGGCGTTCGATGAAACTAATGATGAAGAATATTCATTAGTGTTTCCGTTTCAAAGCCCCCTAGAGATGATTCAAAAAGTGATGGTAAACGCAACACCATCTGATTCAACTGTTCCAGAGTTTGACGCAGGATTTTTGTTTTACGAAACAATCGATGGCTTGAACTTCAAATGTTTTAATAATCTTTTTAAACAAGAACCCTCATACGTTTTCTTTAACAGTGATACTATTGGTGCTGATCCAAAAACTGACGAGTTCACGCAAGGCACTTTCATTACAGAAAAAGTTGTTTTTAGAGACTCATCAAACAGAGTAAAACAATACGAAAATGGTGCGTTTTCAAGCAGAACATACTTTCATGATTTGACAACAAAACAATGGGGTGCAAGAAACTTTAGTTACATTAATGAAAACTTGGTAAATGAAAAGTCAGGGAGTCCTAATACTTTGAACACAAATTTGAATGCACCTTTGGCAAGGGCAATCGCAACGGCACAAAATATTGACAACACAATGTTCCCAGTGGTTTCTCAAAATCAAGTAGAAAACTATTCACCTCAAAAAATATTTTTTGCACCACGACATACAAATGTGCAGGGTGAAGATTTTGGAACAAATGAGAATAACTACGAAACACTTCCAAGAGTGAAATCTAATATGTCACTTTACAATGATACCGAGGTTGAGATTACCGTCTCGGGCAACTCACTTCTTCGTGCAGGACAAGTTGTAACTTTTATGGTGGCAAGAAACGAACCAGTTGATAAAATTAAAAGTAGTGCCAGTGAATTCAATGAAGAAAAAAGTGGCAAGTATGTGATTAGTAGTGTTCACCACAGATTCTTTTTACAAGACGGAAGTTACAAAACTTATCTAAATCTTGTAAGAAACTTTAGAGGCTCTATCGTGCCAAGTCAACAAAACCCTGTGAATTCGGAGGAAGCAACATGATGACACAAATGTATCAAGGAGTGGTTGAGGATCGCAATGATCCACTAAGTTTGGGCAGAGTTCGCATTCGATTCGTTGGTCTTCACAGTGAGGACAAACTTAAAATTAAAACCGAGGATTTGCCTTGGGCTTATCCTGTTCAACCGATTACGTCTGCCGCCATGAATGGCATCGGCACTTCACCATTGGGTCCAGTGGAGGGGACTTGGGTTGTTGGTTTCTTTAGAGATCAAAATATGCAACAACCTGTTTACTTTGGAACCCTTGGCGGTGTGCCACAAGAAGTTTCCGATCCCCAACAGGGATTCAATGATCCTAATGGTAGGTATCCCCTTGAACCATACGTTGGAGAGCCAGACACGAACCGACTCGCTCGCGGACAAGAAGAAGGCACGATTGTTGAAATCAAAAAAGAAAATGTTGATCGGCTTACGACAACAGTTGGTGGAGGACAGACAGAAGAAATCGAAGAGCCTACACCACC